GCGAGCGCGAGGGATCGTTCGAACGCCCAGTCCTTTCAAGACTGGTCAGACTACTGAGCACATGGTTCCAACCATGCGCCAGGGCGAAATCACCCTGGGATAGCCTGATGATCGGAGAACAGTAATACTGGTAATCGCGATGCCAATAGGCATCGCGCCACAAGTAGAAGCCGTTGTTCGTGAATTCAGCGATTCCACCGTGATCGGGGTCGTTAGTTAAAGGTAATTGATACCTAAAACGTCGCAACCTCGAGGATAGAATGGAGTATAACTCCTTCGCAGCAGACTCATAGCCTTGTATTCTCAATCTTTGAGCAATACTCGACATTGACTGCAGACCCTCAATGGAGTTGGCATCATAGGTAGTCTTCCAGCGAACAGGTGTAACGTCGATACCCTTATAGGCATCGACACCACAAGATTCACGGAAAAAGCCTCGATAGAAGCTTTTCCCCTGATTGACTACTAATCCAAACGAATGAAGGGCGTCTATACAGACGCTAGTCATCTCGGTAGGAACGATGATATCATCTCCGAACACATAGCAGTCCGCGGGTTGATGAAACCCACGAGCTTCCATGGCAGCGACACAAACAGCCCAGAAAACTAAACTCTGGACAGGAAACGTAGTTGCGTTCCCCATCGGAGCATAGCTATGAATCTCCTCACGGAGATCCTTCCCAGACTTGGGGTCACGAATGTTAACAAACGTGGCCCTGCAACAACCGAACCAACGATAATAACGCCCAAACAGGAACTGGACAAGACGATCGCTTAGTCTATCGCTCGCCTCTTTTAGGTCGAGCGTAGCGTAGCTACCGTCTAAGCTAGCCTTGAGAGCTAGACGTCCATTAACTGTTTGATCGTCGAAGTGGATGTGGCCGCGAGGCCATACCCACCCATGACGTTGGGGTCTCCGTCGACCAATCGCCTTCTCCAACTTAACGCGCAACCCTTGCTGAATCCAAACGGATTCAGTAGGATGAACACATATAAGTCGGGGTCCGCGACTGTCCTTCGGGACTGCTATAAGCCTAGCGACAATGGCATCGTCAACCTCAAGTTCATTCGATTCGTCCATTAAATGGCGCGATACCGAGAAGAACTCGCTGTATGGATAACAGGCCTCAATGGTAGTAAACCATTTCGACCAGGACCCCTTAGAGGGGTTACCATCGAAAACAGCACCCGGACCATGAAAAGGAACTATTCGTTCCCAATCAAGATTTCCGAGGACTGAGGTGCAATGCTTCTTAACGATTGCAGCAAGGGGATGGGAGAGTGCGTCAAAACACTCGCCCCAATCCCTGACAGCAACGTTACAAGCACGCCAATCAGCAACCGCTTTCGCTTCGGTTTCATCTGTATGTTTGTGTTCGGCTTTGTAGCAGAACAGCAACAGTTGTCTCAACGCACGCAGGTCCAAGGGGTCACCCCCAAGGACGAAGCGATCGCGAAGAGGTATCAACCACTGAGGCCAAGAGTCCCATAAAGGAACACCGGTCTCAATGAAAGATAACAACTGTTTCTCTAGCTTCGGAGCGTCGTTAACGCACCATGAAAAGCTCTCAATAGCAGATCCCCTGATAAAAGGGAGTCCGCGATCAAGGCTGATATCTGCTAGCAGGCGATTATATGTGAGCTCTATAGCTTGCATGTTATCTGTGTTTACACGTCCCCTGGTTCTGTTCACGATACCCTACCCATATAGATGTAGAAAGCATTATTGCTTCCGACATCCGTTAGGGTAGAACACCACGAACCTAAACCACCATTAACGCGAGGCAACAATATCTCATTCCATTCGGCTCTGCGCTCAATGAGCGCTCGGCCGCGAGGGTGATGATAAAGCTGACCAGCGTTAATCACTGTGTATACGCGATCCAGACTGGATACGAATACATAGAGACCCCAACTCGTCTCAACATGGTGTAAAACACCACGATTGATATGAAGGAGGGTGCGAACGTAACTTAGGATATTATCGGTACTCATAGTATATACTTGTTTACCGTACTAAGTACGGCGATTTAGGAACAATCAGTTATGGTTGAAAGATCCTCAGCTTTCGCTGTTGAGGATCTGCGTGATGTAGTTCGGGCTGGTCGAAGCAACCAAGGCTCGGAAGGTGGCAACAACGTTGTCCACCTGAGCCTGAGTTGCGAGAGCAGGCACCGCTACGACGAAGTAGGCAGAAGTGATATACTTCTGCCCAGACGTCGCATCGATGTCCTCACGGTCGATCCGGGCCAAGTAGCGCTTTAGGGCGACCTTGGTTTTGGAATCGACGGCGTCTTGTCGTTTGATAGACATGACGTCAGCAGTGTTAATGCCGCGAGCAGTCGAACGGCGTTCGCTACCGTCCTTCTCATCGAAGGATTTAGCGAACACGATGGTATTGATCGTGAGATCAGCATTCATGGGATGTGTGATGTATTGTTACTCTAACGTCGATTCGTCGTCAGTCAATGTTATTTAAACATCTGACGAAGCAGCGATGCACTAAGCAACGCTTGCTTTTTTCCGAATCGTTCGGAGGGAGCTACGTAGGTAGTCCTCCTGAGCGGATATCTCTGATATACCGAGCATGTGTATGTCCCAAGCTTATTGCTTTGGACATTCTGATTAGTATCAGCACGATAAACATCTCTAAAGATGTCGGTCGTGTGTGACCACTTCTCAGATTTAGTAAGACTAATCGTCTCTATACGTTCTGTTGAAAGAACGTCATCAAGATAATTAATAATACTAGTCGTATCGATGAACCAGTCAATAACAAATGAGAGCTTTGTACGCTCCCAGATGTAAGAGGCTGGTCCAGCACTGCCGAATCTGTTTAACAGAAACTGCAGTTTGCCGAAGAACTCCGTAGAATACGGATTCCTTTCACGATACGTCAACACGTAACGCTGCTGACACGACTCCGTAGAATAACCTTGAGCGGTTACTTTTCCGTAGTATAAGTCAGGAAGCGTCGGTGGAGTATAAGCGAGACCAATAGGGTAAACCCTACTGACCCGCTTAACCGCACGTTCACGATACCGACGGTAGTCGGCATCTAACCTCTTGAGGTAGCTGTGAACCTTTTGAGCATCGGAGACCAAAGGGGCTATTCCAAAGGAATAGGCCAAGTGGTTATTCGCGAGCTTTTTAAGGGCAGCCCAGTTCTGATTCAGGTAGAACTGATACTTCTGATACGTCGAGTATTTGCGTAAAGCATTTACTGAAGACGTCAGGGTATTGATCGCACCTGGAATCTCAGGACTCTCAGCGAGGTTAACGAGGCCATCTACTACTGGTTTGCGTGCAGTATCATACAAAGATTGTATAATCGCAGCATCACTAGCAGTTTGCTTGCTAACAACAAGCCCAGGTTTAGACTTCAAAAGGAAGTTGTACCTGAGGCTGGACCCCCAGAGGATACCCGAAGCACCAGCTCGCTGCATATAATTATGCGTCGAACTGGAGTTAATCGAATATCCTGCCTTATTGCCAAGGTGAGCGCAAACGCTCTCTCTGGCAGCAATAGAACCAACAGGTGCGGAAACGGAAAACCGTTCCTTCACGTGCAAACACCCTTTAGGGCGTTTGTAGTCTGTTATTTCGTCTTGCATCCACGAGGATTTCTCCTCGATAGGATAGGTAGAGTTACTTCCGTAGTTGTATGGACCAATAGATCCAGACCACGAGGAAGGAACGTTTAGGGTCGAGTATTCAGATACCGATACAGTTTTACTGCCGTTTATCTGAGTTTCCGTTGTTAGGGCAATAACCTTATTGCGTGTTCTCATATATCAGAGCGGAT